ATTGCGGCCGAGACGGAGCTTCTGCAGCTAGCCTCTGTCCTTCGCTTAATTATCAGTCCTCGGGAGAACGCTCCCATCATTCAAATGGTTCAGGACACTCTTACGGGGGCATTCCGCATATCGAATCCGAAAACTAGAATTCCCGAGCACGTGGTGATGAACATCATGGCCAAGCTCCGCCGCCCCCTTGCCGCCTTCAAACCCACTGGAGAAAATCACACAGGCATGGACGTTATTTCCGCTGCCTTTCCGCTTATGAACTTTAACGAGCGAGTTACGATAGAAAACGGTCGGCTGACCAAGGGCTTGCTGAAGAAGGGGGCGTTCAACACGACTTCGGAGGGTGTCTTGCACGTCCTGTTCAACGACTTTGGGTCGCAGCGGTGCGGTCAGTTCATCAATGAAGTGCAGTCAATCGTGACAAAATTCAATATGTACACTGGATTCTCGACGGGTGCGTCGGATCTTGTTTCAAACGCAGAGACCATGGAGTTCGTGGCAGCCACGCTGGCGGAGGGGCGGCGTCGGGTCCAAGAGATTCTGACGGATGTTCATGCTGGGCGGTTTGTCAATATTTCGGGCCGCACGGACGGCGAGGAGCTGGAGAATCAGATTAATAATACACTCAAGGACATTTCGGCCAAGATCACGGAGCGGGTTTCGGATACGCTGCCTCGCGAGAACCGGCTCGTGCAGATGGTTGAGTCGGGAGCCAAGGGTAGCAGCCTGAACATTACGCAGATGATTGCCCTGCTGGGGCAGCAGATTATCGACGGCAAGCGTGTGCAGTACACACTAAAAGACCGGTCGCTGCCGCACTTTACCAAGTTCGACGACGGCATTGAGTCCAGAGGTTTCGTGGAGAGCTCGTTTGTGCAGGGTCTGCGTCCCGCCGAGTACTTCTTCCACGCGATGGGCGGCCGTGAGGGTCTGATCGATACAGCGGTCAAGTCGGTCACGGGAGACACGCCGATCATCATTATGGAGAACGGTGCGACGCGGTATGTGAGAATCGGTGACTGGATCGACGGCAAGCTAGCCGAGAATGCTGAGGAGGTGAATCACTTCGCGGAGCGTCAGATGGAGCACCTCTACACGGCGGGTTCCTGCTTCATTCCTACGACGGATCACGCGGGAGTTGTAACGTGGGGCGATGTGGTGGCGGTGACGCGGCACGATCCGGGCGAGCACCTCTACGAGATTACGACACAGGGCGGACGGCAGGTGATTGTGACCGAATCCAAGTCGCTGCTGATCTGGAATCCCGAAACGAAACAACTCGAGGAGACGTCGACACCAAGCGTCAAGGTGGGCGACTGCACGCCGGTGACGATGAAGCTCTGCAGTCCTGTATCTCCGACCAAGAGTATTGACATGGCGACACTTTTCAAGAAGACGGAGTACGTATATGGTACAGACTTTAACCGTGCAGTCCGGATGATGCAGGAGGCGATGGTGGGTCGCGTGCACATTCCCGCGGGATGGTGGGAGGAGCATAATGGCCGTGACTTCACGCTGCCGTACAGCAAGAAGGCGTCGCTGGTGCGTGCATGCTGGCGGTCGGCGGGTGTCCGCGACGACACAGTCTACCCATTCCACGCGACGCGGGAGTGCGGCGAGATCTCCGCGACCTTCGAGCTCGACTACGAGAACGGTGTGTTTGTGGGCCTCTTCCTCGCCGAGGGCAATGCATGTATCGAGTCGGGCAGTGTCCAGATCACGAACCTAAACGCAGCTGTACAAGACTCGGTCAGCAAGTGGTTTGCGAAACATAAAATAACCTGCCGCAAGACTTCGAAGGTCAACCATATCGGCGGAACGTCCGAGGCCATCGTCGGTTCGTCGCGGATGCTGGCTCAGTTCCTCACACACATTGTGGGCCACGGGGCGGCCGAGAAGCACGTGCCCGACGCGGCATTCGGAGCGTCGGACGAGTTTGTGTGTGGCCTGCTATCGGGCTACATCTCGGGTGACGGACACGTGTCTGAGAACTCCGTGGAGGCCTCATCTGCGTCCCGTCGGCTTATTGAGGGCATTTCCATGCTATGCTCTCGCATCGGCGTCTTTGGCAAGGTCTTTACGACACATCTGAAGGAGAACAACCTACACACGGAAACGATCGCACCCGCACATCGTATTTCCGTGCGAGCCCAGTGGGCACGTACATTCGCCGAGCGGGTCGTCCTCGTGGACGACAACAAACAGTACAAACTTATCAATATGAAGCCCTCTCTGGCCCACCGCAACTTTGAATCTCTGCAGGATGTGATTCTTGACCCGATCGCGGAGATCCGCAAGATGGGCGTCGAGGAGTACCCGAAGGTGTACGACCTCACAATTCCGTCGACGCTGAACTTTGGACTAGCGAACGGTCTGCAGGTTCGCGACACCTCGGACACCGGCTACATCCAGCGTCAGATGATGAAGACGATGGAGGACATGCACGCAGCCTACGATGGCACGGTGCGGAACAATACGGGCGTCATCATCCAGTACCGCTACGGTGAGGACGGCGTAGACTCGACACAGGTGGAGTCACAGCCGATTGACCTAGCCTTGCTGACTCTGGAAGAGATCTATCGCCGGTATGCCCTGACGCCGGAGGACGTGGCAGCAGTGAGCAATCACGACGGGAGCCAGCCGCCGGACTTGGTGGACGAGATCGTCCGCGACCGCGATATGCTGGTGAACGAGGTGTTCTCGCACAACAAGAAGTCGGGTGTCTTGGCTCCTGTCCATCTGAAGCGGCTCATTGACGGGTACCGCAACCCGTACTCGACCAAGACGGACTTGACGGCAGCCTACGTCGTTGACGAGCTGACGAAGCTAATCAAAGAGCCGTACATGCTGCAGAATCGGCTCTTCCACTGTTTGCTGCGGTTCTACCTCGCTCCGCGGCGGTGCATTTTGGAGTATCGCTTCACGCAAAAGATCTTTGACGAGGTCATCAAGGACATTCGGTACCGATACATTAAGAGCTTGGTGCACCCGGGGGAGATGGTGGGTGCTCTGGCCGCCCAGTCTATTGGCGAGCCGACGACGCAGCTCACGCTGAACTCGGTGGACTGGGACGAGCGTATCGTCATCGCCAAGAACGGCTGTGTGATGACGCCGAAGATTGGTGAGTTTGTAGACGCGTATTGTACAGACAACGCAGCCAAGGTACAGCACTTGGAGAAGGATCAGAAGTATGTGGAGATGCACGACGACTGGATGGCTCTCTCGTGTGACGAGAACGGTCGGATGATGTGGACGAAGTTGGAGGCAGTCACACATCACCCTGTCGTGAACGATGACGGGTCTTCAACGATCCTGGAGGTAGAGACCGAAAGCGGCCGCACGATCAAGGCCACGAAGGGCAAGTCGTTCCTGACGGTTGTGGACGGCAAGCTTACTGCCACCAACGGCTCGGATCTGCGTGTGGGCGACGAGCTGCCGGTCTCCGCGTCTCTGGCGATCGCACAACTGCCCGAAATCGCCGAGTTCTCGCTCCGCAGCCTCCTGCCTGCCAGTGAGTGGCTGTACGGCACGGACGCACTCAAGGCTCTAGAAATCATGAATCGTGAAAACGCAGCAGGAAACAAGTACTGGTTCAAGGCACACGCTGGCAAGGACTTTACGCTGCCCTACAAGCGTAGCGACGCGTTCCGTGACGCGTTCCTCAACGGTCACAACACCTACACCGCCGAGTTCAAGACGGGGTTCGTGTATCCGAAGTTTCACACAACTTCGCCGTCGCAGATCCCCGAGACGTGGGCTCTCACTGCGGATCTCGGCTTCTTCGTGGGTGCATACCTCGCGGAGGGTATGAGCAACCGCACGCAGGTTATGATCACAAACAATGACGACGGCTACATTCATCGGGTGCGGGAACTCATGGATGCATGGAGCGTCGGGACGCACGTGGTCCGTAGCGAGAAGAACATTGAGAATACAGGGATTCGCGGACACACGCAGAGTCTGATAATTCACTCGACAATGCTGGCCAAGGTTATGGGTGAGCTGTTTGGCAAGACCTCGCACGTCAAGGACATCCCAGATTGGGTGCTGCAGGCTCCCGATATGTTCGTGAAGAGCCTTGTGGACGGCTACATCAGCGGCGACGGGTGCGTCACGTTGCGTGACACACTCACCTATTCGTCAGCGTCGGAGACTCTAATCACCAAGTTGAATCTCCTCATGGCTCGGTACGGCGTCTTCACCACGACGAGCAAGCGGATGCCGGATATCGGAAAGTTCAAGAGCGTCCGCATGCAGTACTCTGCCTACATCCCTGTACACTATGCGACAGTGTTTGCACGGCAGTTCAAGCTTTCGATTGCTCGGAAGCAGGAGCGGCTCGACGCAATTGCGGTGGGAGGTGAACGTGCGTTTCGCCGAACTCTGATGGCGGAGACTGTTCTTGACAAGATCAAGTCCATTAAAGAGATCCTGCCGATCAAGGGACGCGTCTACGATTTGACCGTTGCGAAAACACGGAACTTTATGGCCACAAACCTGCTATGCTTGGCAGATACGTTCCATTCGGCCGGCACTGTCAAGGCCGGAGCGACGCAGGGTGTGCCGCGTATCAAAGAGCTGCTGGGGGTGTCGCGGAACCCCAAGAAGCCGCTGTGCTTTGCGTACCTGGCCCCCGAGCTGTCAACGAACCTGGATCACGCGATCATGATGATCCGAGAGATCCAGAAGACGACCGTGCGAGACATTACCAAATCGGTGCGGATGTATTACGACCCCTTTCCGTTAACAACGGAGACGAAGGTTGCGGAGGACCGGGACATTCTGCAGAGTTATCAGGCCTTCTCGGCGACGAACGCCAATGAGTGTATGTCTCCGTGGATCATGCGACTGGAGTTCGACGAGACGGCGATGGCTTCGCGGAGTATTCAGGACATGGTGGCGATCCAGGACGCCCTTATTGCCCAGGGCGATGTCGCGAGGTGCGTGTATACGGACACGAACGCAGACAAGCTGATGATGCGTATCGTGTTTGCTCCGGACGTCGTAAAGAATATGTTGACGCTGCGGTACATGGAGGAGCGAGTCCTTGATGTAGTAATCTCGGGCGTGGACGGCGTGCAGGGCGTGTACCAGCGTGACGTAAACAAGGAGATGATGTGGGACGACGCGATCAACGGATACGTGACGAAGAAGCAGCACGTGTTGGACGTGGAGGGTAGTGGCGTCCTGTACAGCCTACTGGCGTTCCCGAATGTGGATCCTACGCGGACGTTCAGCAACGACATCCACGAGATCATGGACGTGTTCGGCATCGAGGCCGCACGGCAGGCGTTGTACGAAGAGTTCTGGGAGGTTCTGAGTGCCGCATACGTCAATTACCACCACATGTCGGTGCTTCTGGACGCCATGACGTACCAGGGGCGGCTGGTGTCGGTGGATCGGTTCGGTATGGGCAAGCACGACAACGGAGTTCTGGCCAAGTCCTCGTTCGAGGAGACGTCGAGAATTCTGTTCAATGCGGCAGTATCGTCTGAGTTCGACCCGATGAAGGGTGTGTCGGCCAACATCATGTTTGGGCAGAAGGCCCCGTGTGGTACGGGGATGGTGGAGATCCTCTTGGACGAGACGCGGCTGCCAGAGGGCGAGGAAGAGCTGTTCCAGGATTACCGAGAACAGGTCGAGCCCAGCGTTGTAGAACCCGAGGCATCTTCGTCTGGAGAATGCCGGGTGGAGGATATCAATATGTGGTAGTCAAGGCACACTTGCTTTCGAGTTGACGAATAAGTATACCGTCTAGCTCTTGGGTCGACAAACTTTTATAATTGTAAATGATGGTCCGAAAGAAAAAGTACTCGTACAGTCCGAGCATAGCAATCATACAGACGTTGTCTGTGAGTATAATCTTCCAGTGAATGCGAATGTTTCGATAGCGTGCTGCAAACGCGGAGATGGAAAGAACTAGGAGAAGAATGGCCACGTACACCCAGGCCTGAGCCTGCAGGATGTTATTGTACGTTACGCGGCTCGAGGCGGCTTTTTCTGCATCGGCGAGGATGTGAGTCGCGTTCAGCAGAGCGTTCAGTAGGTCGGAGATGGCGGCAGTCGTGTTGGGTGGCCACGACGAACATGTTGCAAGGGTTCCGACGAGGTAAGATTCGACGGTGTTTTGAACCCCGGCGTCCTCGGACTTGGAGACGACGGCAAAGAAGAAGATTGTTTCAAACACCCCTATGAAGGCGATGTGCAGCATGAATGAGATGCATCGTTTTACATACTTGTTTCGAACGGGCACCACTATCGGTTCTAGCGGTTGTTCGGGCATGAAAAAGAATGAATCGGAATAAGCAGGATGTCTCCCTGCTGGCATTACTTGATAACTTTATTTCTTGTAGGTCTCCTTTGCCTTTTTCATCGCTTCGCCAAGAGACATCTTCTCGTTGCCCTTTTTGTTCTTGATGGACATGACGTGTTCCAGCCAGGGGCTCGCCTTGCGGGTATTGCGACGCTTTCCTCCCTTCAGCGGCTGGGGAACGGCCTCAAGAGGGAGCGGCGGGACACGGACAACGCCGTCGGCGAGCTCGTTGCCATTCGGAACATAGGGTCCGCTGCCAAACTCGTAGAGTGCACCGCCTTTCTTGGACTTGTGGCTGCGGCTGCGGCGGCCGCCCATCGGGGGGGCCATTCCGACCAGAATGCCACCCTTCAACGTGCTCCGGCGGCTCCGCTTGGCCTTTTTGCCAGCACGACGGCTGCGGCTTCTGCGGCGGCGACCGCCAGAATATGCCGCAGGTTCGCCCGTCTGGTGCCCGCCGTTTACAAGTCCAGTGCCTGCGGGAACAGGGGTTACACTACCGTATGGCATGTCTTTACCATTCTGCGTCATAAGATTATAGCCGTAGGGGTTGTCGTTCATATTGTACCTCCCCTAGACAATATTTGGGGTCGCTGCGTGAGTTCTGTAGGATTTTACGGGCTCGATCTTGTAGCTCCCGATCGGGCTTATAATTTCCTTGGGGCCAAGAGCCAGTCCTGGATCCTGCTGGATAACGGGCACGGGCTTCACGGGATTGTGACGCAACACTTCGGGCTTCAACGCAAACGGGCTCTCCAGAAACTTTCCGACGTACAGATCCATTGCACTGTCCAGGCTGCCGTAGTTCATGGCGACCCACTGACAACCGTACGCAAAGCACAGTTCCGGCTTCCGGTTCTTCAAATCAGTGATGTCATCGTCCGGAACGACCAACGTAATCTTGCGACGGTTGAAATCGATGTCGCCGTCCTTGTCGTAGGTCTGGGTGGCCTCGGTGTAGGTCACGCGTCGGAGGCTAGACATTCCCCACGTCATGTTGACAAACTCCTCCATACCGTTTCCCTTGGTTTCTTTGCCGCTCACGACGATGAGCTTTCCCATAAGGTTGCACACTGGTTCGATAGCGAGATCCTTGCGGCTATAGCTGTACTCTGGGGGGAGCGTGAACTTGCGAAGGGTCGTCTTGAGTATTTCCGCACAGTCCGTCAATGCGGTGTTGCTCTGGGTGTGGAACATCAAAGATAGCACGAACGGGTTCTTTCCACCTACAGTATCGTCGGCGAACGCGGCGTTTGCGATGGCAAGACAGCATTCTTCGAAGGGTACGGTGTTGTAGGAATACATTCGCTTGTGCTTGGATGCGTACCCGACGACCGGCTTGCCGTTGACGATGTACACGTGCAAATCTACGAGTCGAACACCGGCCTTGATAACTTTGGTTATAGATTCGGAATACACATAGTCGTATGCCGATTTCCCACCGTACGCCGAGAGGGCGGACGAAGCCATGTAGTAGTCGCACAGCGTGTAGTCGTTCGGGCATCCGATCGGCGAACCGCTGCCAAACTCTTCTTTGGTAGTTGTCGGGACGTTCATATAGGCATCCAGGTTTCGGGTACCGAGCGAGGGGTTGGGGTCAAAGAATTGGATGGGGACAAACACGAAAATGGCCAAAAGTACGATTACGACACCGCCCAGAACAGCCCACATTACTACTTACTGCGACGATCTTTATACTTAAAAAATAGGCGTCGCATCGTCTCGACAATCTCATCGGGGACCCGCTTTTCCATCGGAATATTGAAGAGCGAGCAGTGTAAAAAGTAAATACAGTACATTCCACACTGTGCATCCTTGTATTGGTGACGTATAGCATTGTAGCGGAGTTCGGTGGGTTTCTCAAAGACATTCAATTCGTCTAGCTGCTCTTTCCATCGACGCATAAGCAGCTGTATTTCGGGTTCTGGCTCGCGAGCGTACGAATCAAAGTATGTCATGTGCGGAGCTCGGAGTCCGTCTCGGAAATCAGCAAAGGCTGCGATCCAGTGCTCTCCGGGTCCGTCGTGGGGGTCGGTGTTGAAGACAATGCCCACCCTGCGGTAGCCTTTCTTGTACAGTTCGTCGATCCGCATGCTGCAGAGGGAGGATACTAGACATTTTCCGGTGTCTTTATGCAGGTCAAAATCAATCGGAACACTGCCTACGTAGTAATAATCGGGGATAAGTTCGCAATAATATTCTTGGGTCTTGTCGATATCGTCAGATGAAAGCCATTCCGAGCCGTTTGTACTCCAACTGGCGGGGGCGGTCGGTTTCTTCACGAGGGCGTGTACGACGCACGCCTGCGTCCCTTCGTCGCAGACATTTTTGAGCCGCTTCGTGATTTCCTGCCACACGTGGGGTCCTTTTGGAATACTCTTTTCTCCCGGATGTTCTTTATTGTATGCATTTCGAAGTGCCTCGACTTCGAGAGCGTCCATTGTTCAAAACGGATGTTTGTTTTTATATCGGGACGGAGAGCACATACAGTATGAATACGACACAGATTGACCAGCGTGACCTCGTCAAGGCGGTGCGGACCTTCCGGGACTGCGACGACAAGCTGAAGCCGCTGAATAAGCAGGTCCAAAAGCTGCGTGAGGAGAAGAAGTTGGCGGAGGAGGAGATGTCTGAGATTCTGAAGAGGTCGGTCTTTGCGACGTTGGACAACTTGGATCTGCCCGATTCGGTTGTAAAGATCCAGAGACCTGGAACCTGGAACAAGCCGTTCACGATTAGCAAGCGGGATCTCGAGACGTTGATCCACGAGTATTTCCGAGGAAACGGTAGTAGGGTCGAGGCCGACGCGTGTTTCAACTTTATTGTCGAGAGCAGGAAGCGTGAACTGGTATCGAAAGAGTTCTCGTTTACACGGGTACTGAATGTATCCGATAACGATGGAGACGGCAGGGATGATTAGATGGCTAAAGACGCCGCTGCAGGATGGGCAGACGCCCGAGGATGAAATACGACACCTTTTTTTGGATCTTGAATACACTCTCCAAAAAAGGGGCTTACTGCGTACTGACTTCAAAAAATATAGAACTCTCCATTTTTCTAAGCTCTGTCGCGATGTCTTTCGACACTCTGATACCGGCTCGGACGGAAAAGATCCTCGTATCCTTTCGTGAGGCTCATGACGGCCATTCGGGAAGAGAAGAGCTATTCCGACGATCGTGTCCTTTCTGCCAAATTATTGTCGAGGAGCAGATAACCGGACTCTACGAAACTCTGAAAGACGTTCTTCGGCCGACAGTTTTACAGGCGTGGAGGCACTGGGATGCGAACGGGTATCCGATCGCGAACAGCGGAACAACGTTTGATGAGTTTTTGGGGGACATTGTCTATGCGGTATTTGCAGAGTGGGCACAGCCGCAGTACATGGACGACGTGGACTTGACGGACGAGGAACTGATGGAGCATCCCTATGTTCGCCAAAAAATACGTGAGTAGAGTATAATGGCAGACGAAATTAAAACAGGAGGTCGTCGTCGTCGTGCGATTCGCACGAAGAAGCATCGCGGTGGGTTTATTGGAGACCTTATGCTGGCCGCAGCCGCAGTCGGTGCGGCGGTGTATGGACGGAAGCGTATGTCGGGCGTTCGCGGGGGTGCGGCAACGCGGCGTAACAAGCTGCCGAAGCGGGGCCCTATGTCTGCAGCACGGTAACGGTCGGTGCTTCAAATCCGTTGAAGTTGGACTGCGACACCCATGAATATGCACCGATATTGGAAACTTTCAAGATGTCTGAATCGTCGATCTCTTTCGGCAGCCACACATCTTTGGCGATAACGTCGGCGGAATCGCACGTCCGCCCGAAAATAGTATGTTGGAGCATTTCGGAGTACGGCTTCCGGGTTATACATTTGAATTTTGGATTGAATCCATCGAATAGCACGCCGGAAAAGACGCCATACACAGACTCATCAATAGTGATGCTGCGTGTTCCGTCGGGCAGCACTTTGCGACCGATGACGGGGACTTCGAGGGTGCAGCAGTTTTCGGCAAAGAAACGGCCGGGTTCGGAAATGACGGTTTGAAAGGGTAGTGTTCGAACTTCTTCGCGGATAAGCGGAGCAAGTTCGTTGCGAAAAAATGCGTCGTTTGCTGGATTTCCGGAAAACCCACCGCCGATGTCAAGAAGTTCTGGCGTGAATCCTGAGTTATTCCAAAAAGACTCTATAAATTCTCGGACGGTATCGAATGCAGATTTGTAGGCTCGGGCGGACGTGCAGTCGCTTCCGACGTGAAAAGCGATGCCGTGAATACGAAACGGCGGTTCGCGATATTTTAGCTGGCCTACGTCGCGAATATGGAAACCGAATTTTTTGTTGAGAGGGATGCGAGAGGCACCCTTGTCATCGACGAAAATGCGAAGAATGGGTTTGGGGTCTTTTACGACTTCGTAGATTTTCATGAGTTCAGGGAGGCTGTCAAACGTAACCGTTTGCACTTTGGCTTGGGCGAGTTCGCGTCTGGATTTGCAGGGGTTTGCGTAAATAATGTCAGAGGACCCTATCTTTCGGACGGCCTCGATTTCCTGGACGGAAGCACAGTCGAACCCACAGCCGCCTTTCTGCAGCTCGGCAAGGACGGGAGGTAGGTTATTGCACTTGACCGCATAATGGGGCCGAATCGCAGGGAGGCACTCGTTCCATAGGTGTAGGCGGTTGCGAATGTTCTGGAGCGACACTCGAAAAACTGACGACAGCGTTATTGATGAAGTCCGAGAAGAATATTTAAACCTTAGGAACCTTGGAATGTAAGATACGATGGAGTACCTCCCCTACAATCCTAAAAATATCGCCCTGACTGCAGACGATGTGCGACGCATCCTCTGCAGACCGGACTACCGCGTTCGAAATCTAGCTATTTTCCAGAAGGCGATGGTCCATACAACCTACGTAAAAAGAGCAGAGTATACTACGCTTACCGGAGAAGTTGCAGTTCTAGGGCCTTGCCCGCCCGGTGTGTTTGACCTGCAGAGCGAATCGTACGAGCAGCTGGAGTTTCGCGGCGACTCGATTTTGGGGGCCGTCGTAGCAAATTACCTGTGCGAGCGGTACCCCGCGGAATCTCCCGGATTTCTTACCAATACACGCAAGCTCATCGTGCGAAACAAGACACTAGGGATGTTGGCTCGGGACAAACTGCGTCTGGACAAGTTTTTCATCATATCCAAGCACGTCGACGAGATGAAGCCGGAGCACGGGAGGCAGAACATTGAAAAGCTGGGGGATGTTTTGGAGGCATTTATTGCGGCTCTCTGGATTGATTCCGAGAATGATTTCAAGATTGTGTCTGACTTTATTATTTATTTAATCGAGACATACCTTGACATTCCCCTGCTTCTACGCGAGGATGACAATTACAAGGACCGAATGCAGAAATTGTGCCAGCAGACCAAGCAGTTCACCCCAATCTACAGGATGATTTCGGAGGAAGGAGGATTTACTATGGCGGTGTGCAAGCCGACGGGGGAAATCATTGCGACGGGCACGGCACCTACGAAAAAGCAGGCGGAGCAGTATGCGTGCAGAGCAGCTCTTCAATTGTACGCTGCTTAAAACGGATTTCTCTGGATTGATCGTGTATGTTCGCAGACAACCACGTACAATGACGGATACAGAATTGAAATTTAGGATGAATCCGTCCCAGCTGGAGTTTCACGATACGATCGTCAAGGGTGTTTTGGAGTTGCTGGAGCCGAACAACGACCTGGCTCCCTACTTCCGGAATGGTCGGCTTATACGCCACATTGACGCTACAGAGTGGATCGGCTGTTACGATGCAGTCCGTAGAGTGATTCTGTGCAGGGGAAAGTCGTATAGTACACTGTCGGGGTTTGCGAGGGGGTACTATCGCACGGTAAAGCACTCGGCCAAGCGTCCAAACGGTTGGGAAGAGTGTGAATACCAGCAGGACGACGGGACGTGGCGACGGGTTTGTCTCCTTAAATAAGGTGTAGTAGTCTAATAAATGTCTGATTCTTCCTCTCCTGTCGATGTCGCCCCAGTTGTCGATGCCCCGGTCGCAGCCCCGGTCGCCGCCGAGCTCACTGCACTTCTTAGCAGCCTCGTGGAGAAGAAGCCCTCGTCAGTCGCCGACGCCCTCGCTCTGTTTGAGAAGATCGATCTTGAGCTTGTAAAGTGGCTGGTCAGCGAGCTTCCGGCGGCGGAGCAAAAAGTAGTTATGGCCGCCAAGTGGGCGGTCGCCGAAGTCAAGCAGGTCGGCCTGACGTGGTGCGTACCTCCGCAGAAGGCGTAAACAATCAATGCAAAAGCCGAGAATGCGTGAGCTTATACGTCCGCCGGTGCTTCCGCTGCTTCTTGCCGTTTCGGCAGGTTTTTCCGCGGTGACACGAGCTCGAGTACTCCGAGTACCGCCGAACGCACGGCCTCCGGCTGCCGGTCGCCTTGCAAAGCTCCCCCATCATCTTTTTGAACCATCCGATCAGAGACCGGCGATTCGTGAGATCGAGCGTGTCCTTATATTTTTTCGTAATGTCTCGCAGCTCTGCGAACGGGTAGACGTCCAACAGTGCCTCAAAAAAGTCGCGGTATGCCTGCGTCTTTTCGGGGGTCATATCGATGTCCTTATAGTTGAAAACCACGCAGAACAAAAAGTCCATACCTGGCGGTACAGTTGGCTTTTTCGACAGAAGGTGAGCATAGTGGGCTTGAATTTCGCTGAACGACGGATCTGCGGGCGGGCAAATCACGCGGGGGTCGGTTCCGCACTGGTCTCGGAGTTTCTTGTTTACGCGGTTATGCAGATCGTAGAGCCATCGGTCGGCGGGTTCGCGATACTTGAAATCGCCCGCCATGAATTCCATGGTGCTTTCGCGGCAGAAACGGCAGGGAAGGATGTACTGCTGAGCAATGAAGAGGCGTTTCTTATTCGGAGTGGGCAGATCTTCGGCGGCGATTAGGTGTAGCAGCTGCCAGCCCGACGGCCCCCAGAAACGGGTGTCCATATCGCTTACTTCTTATTTATACACATGATAATAATGACCGACGTATCCGAGCTAATAGTGCTATCGTGTGCGGTCTATATCGGCATGGTGTTCAAGGAATTTATGGTGGTGTTCATGAAAGATTTCGTATACCCGGCTCTGCACATCTCTACGATTCACTCTATGTTCGGTAGCAATGATATCGTGCAGCGTTTGGTAGACTTTCTGATCGGTCTGGTCGTGGTAGTCTTGATTATCCGAGTGGCTCAGAAGCCCTTCTTGAAACTTATATCTGCAATAGGTAAGTAAATGAGTCAAACATGGGGTGAGTTTTTTGGAAACGCGGCCAATTCCGTTGTGGGAGCTGTTTCTGGAGTTGTGAAAAAGGGTGCATCGGCAGTCGGGTTCGGTAGCCAGCCTGCTCCCGTCGCGGCCGCGTCCGCGTCCGCGGCACCGCCGTCGGCCCCAGCAGTTCAATCGACGTACACGAACGGGCAGACTGCTGGTCGCCGCCGCCGCAAGCACCGCAAGAACAAACGGAACTCAACCAAAAAGGCGAACCGTCGTCGCAGTATGTAACTCTACTCCACATCGTTCCGCATCTGAAACGATTTCCACCCGCCGTACGGGTACTTTCCGAACCGCAGCTCAATCTCTTTGAGCATTTCGGGGACCTTCCAATCGCGAGTTCCCCGATTTGTTTCCCACCACGTCTTGAAGATATCCGTCACATTGTTCTTGCGGATCGCAATAGGGTCTTCGCCCGGCATGATTTCACGCGTGCACTCGTTGATAAACTTGGTGATTGCGTTATTCTCTTCGCGGTACTCCTTGGTGTACTCCAGAACCTTCTCTGGCGGCACAAGGTTCTCGTCGCGGTGCTCGCGATACAGATGGATCATGTAGGCGAGGAAGCATCGCCCCCACTCTTCGGACTTGACTTTTCGCTCGATCGACGTATCCATCTTGAACTGGTTCGGGCCGTCGGGGGCGGGAACGAATTTCGAGATGAAGTTGATCACGACGAAACGACGCCACGTGCCGCCATCGTTCGTGTTGACCTTTGGCTTGTCGTTACACGCCAGGTGAAACTTGCACTGCAGCTCAAACTCCGTCATGGCCTTGGAGCCAGCAAACAGATCGCGGGCGAGAATCTTCTCGGACGATGTAAGCTCCTTCATGAGACCCGTATTGATCGGCACGGCGTCGTCGGGTTCCTGCATACTGACGAAGCGACGACCCTTCAGACGCACGACCTCGGGAGCCGCCGCCGCCGACTTGTTACGTCCCTGCGTAATCAGCGAGATCGGCACCTTGCACGCGTAGTCGCCGAGGGCCGTCTCCATCAAATTGACAAGCATCGACTTGCCGTTGGAGCCGCTGCCGGTGAGAATGTGGAACTTCTGGCTTCCCACACCGTTCAGGCTCTTGGACATGTGGATGAGCGTGTACGCACGCACCTCGGGGTCCGGGAGAACTTTCTGCAGGAAGTCGTTGATCTCGGGCCACTCGCGGTAGTGCCGGTACGTAATGTCCGGATCCACATCGAGCTTCGTCGAGAAAGACAGGTAGTCTTCGGGCTTGCCGTCACGAAACTCGCAGTTCGTCATGTCGAACACCCCGTTGCGGCAGGCCAGCAGGTACCGATTCTCATCGACCCGCTTGGTGAAGGTCTCGTCGAGAAACAGCTCGCTGCACTCCCGCATGACGTTGTTCTTGAAGGCCGTCATCTTGAGCTTCTTTGCCACCTTCTGGAGGTCGTCCTCAATACATACGGCGGCACAGAAGTCGCACAAACAGGCCCGAGGCTCTTTGGCGTCGCAGGTTCCCGTCAAATCCGTCGCCCGCTGGCCGTGCACCGTCGCCCGCTGGCGGTACATTCGCCATATTTCTGTAGAGAGCTCCTGCTGCAGCTGCACGCCCTTATCGAGCTCGTCCCACACGTGCCCCGTGAATTTGTACCACACGTTCTTGCCGAAGTTTACGCACTTGAACGTATCACGGAACTTGCTGTATACGACCGAGGCCACGTCGTACTCGGCTCCACTTCGGGACGCGTCGATCTTTCGCATAATGTTGTCCTTCTCGATTTGCGTGTACCGCTCGGGGTTGTCTATGCGAGACCAGTACAGCAGGGATCCGATAGTGAGCTTCTGACCGTCGTTGCGGAACGAGAACGAGTTCCACTTGGACATGCATTCGCGGAGATTGAACTTGTCGGAGCGGCGACTGAACTCCTCGAACTCGTCGTACAAGTCGGGATGAATATTTTTCAGACACTGACC